GCCTACAACTATGGCTCTGTTTATATGCAGGGTTCGGAGTCTGTGCGGAACATGGTGAGGGTCTTTAGTCCCACGGTTAATTCAAGTAATCAAAAATCTATCTAAACGTGAACCCATGTTCTATAACTTACAATATTATTTACACTCTGTTTACTTAGATTAAGATCTACTGCAATATTTACTGCTGTAAACTTTGAGTTTTTTGTTTTAGTAGCCCAAAGCGACCTTATACATAGTATTTGTTCTTCTGTTAATTTGCTGTGTGCGTTTTTTTCTCCTCGAAAAGCTTGGCTAGATTGATCTGACTTTTTTTCCCAACGACAGTTACTAGGTTCGTAGTTACCTAGATCGTTTTTGCGTCCAATTGTGTAACCCTGCGGGCGAAGACCCATATCTTGCAAAAAATTATCAAAAGACGTTCTCCATCTATCGCACATAATTACACCTTTTGCACCATAGTATTTATAATTGTGTGCTTTTACATTATAACATCTAGTTTTTATGTCAATCCATATACGATATTCAGTTGTATAGCTTTTTGTCACGTTTGTTGAATCGACTTGCCTCAGTGTAACAAACGCTAAGAATGCAACAAAAAAATGTTTTTTTACTTTTTTTTCTTTTAAACTGATTTTGTAGTTTCTGGAGCTATCGACAGTGTTTGTCGATAATGATTTCCCGAAGCTTCTCGGCGCTGAACTTTACCGTCCGCATCCCGCGTACGTTGTAGAGATGGCAGCTGAGCCTGTGGTCGTCCATGACTTCAGCAAGCAGCCAGGCCAGACTGTGCAGTTAGACCGCTACAGGTTCTGGGGCAATCCGGGAAGCAAAGAGTCACGTGAGCGCACTGCTGAGCAGACCATTGGTACTGCCAACAGCCGCAACATTGTGAAAGATAAAGTGCTCGTGACCCTTCGCGAGTACACTGGTCCTGCCGACCCGGCTGATCCCACTCAGCCCAGCACCTTCAAGATTGCTCGCGAGACCCTGATCACCGCGCAGCGTCTTCTGCTGGATACCGGCAACCTGACTGCTTTCCACCAGTCCATCGGTTCGCTGACCCTGCTCGACGATTATCGTCGGTGGCGTGATCGGGTGTTCATCAATGAACTCCTGAAAGCTGTTTCTAAGGGCCAAGCTTCCGATACCCAAGGTGGTTACTACTACCCCGGCAACTTAGCCGTCGGTAGCCTCACCTATACCAACGCCGAGCAAGCTAAGTTCGACGTTAAGGACGACCTGCTGCGTGTGGTGAAGAGCCTGCGTAAGCGGAACGTTCCTACTTTCCAGGACGGTTTCTATCGCTGCGTTTGCGATCCGACCTTCCTGATGCACCTGCGCCAGAACAGCGACTTCCGTGAAGTTGCTCGTTACCCCGGCAACGGTCAGATCAACCCCCTCATGTCGGCGATGCAGCCCAACGCTGCGCTGTACATGGGTCAAGGCTTCGGCCAAGCCACCTTTGTGGCTGGTGAGCCCATCATGCCCACCGGTTTCGTGTTCGAGGGCGTGCGCTTCTTCGAGTCGACTAACATGCCGTCTCAAAGCGCCACCGCTTCTATTGGCGGTACTTCGGCCTCTTACGATTCCGCGATTGGTATGTTCTTCGGTCCCCAGAGCGTGGGCGTCGGTATCGGCGGCAACAACGCTCAGGTGCTGCTGAACAACAACGACGATTTCAGCCGTTTCATCATGATGATTTGGAGCCTGTACGCAGGTTTCGAACTTCTGAATGCTGATTTCGCCACCGTGGCTTACTCCTTTAACGCTTGAGGAGGTAACTAACGATGGCTATTAATCCTGATCAGCTTGCAGTTGCCAAGATTTATCCCGGCAACTATACCAACGTTCTGCGTTACTGGCACAACCCCACCAGTTTCAGCTTCCTGAACGAAAACGGCACTAACGAGACTTATACCAACCAGCCGGTTGGTGGTCCCGTCGGCGTTATTTTCCGTCCGGGCTGGATTGCGCAGCAAGCTGTTGGCTACGTCGATCTGTCTTATCAGAACGGCGGTAGTGTTAACCAGCTTGATTACTACACCCAACCTTACGGTTCGGGCCAAAACAGCACCAACCAACCGTTCCGTGCTGGCGACATCATTATCCCGTCTCCTGACGCGTATAAAGATGTTCGTGCTGACATCACTGACGGTATCACTGTGCCTTCTGGCGCTTATGTGTACCGCGTGTCCGTTCGTCTGGACGGCGGCGATGTGATCAGCAGCGGTATTGCCGGCGCTCAGACCGCTCCCGCCCTCGGCGTGGGTCCGGCTCTGTCCTCTGGTTTGACTACTGCTCCTAGCCCCAGCGGTTTCTTTGCCAACCTTGTTGGTTCTAACAGCCGCATCGAAAACGGTACTTGGAACTCCAGCAACGCCTGGAACGCAGCCAACATGCACGTTGTGACGGCTGCTACTAAGTACCGTCTGTACAGCACTGCTACCGTGCCCGGCTCCGGTCTGGGTCTTGGTTCCGGTGTGTACGATCCCCGTGCTCAAGCCAACAAACTGTCTGGCAAGAACAAGGCTCTGGGTATCTGCGAAGTCTGCTGGCTCATCCCCGACGAAGCGCCCAAGCGCGACGATCTGGCTCTGCAGCCTGCCGGCCTGGTGGAATCCAACGTGTATACCTCGACCGTGCCGTCCTGATAAACTTGTTTTATCAGAGTGCTTACCCCCTCTTCGGAGGGGGTTTTTTATTGCTAATTGTGCTATAACTAAAAACAGATCACTGTCTACATAATGACTGCCGTGTCTGTAAAAGAGTTTACTTTCACTCCCAACGGCGTAAAAATTGAAGTCTTGAGTGAGCATGATGACGGCGAATACAAAATGGTGCGCTCCTTAACGACCGGGAAAGTTTTCTTTGCTCATAAAAACCAAATCTCTGAGGATCTTGTAGATGCCCCTGAACCCGAAAAAACAACTAAACAGCGCCGTGGGCGTCAGATCGTAAAACCAGAGGTTCAGGCGTTTAATCGGGTCAATATCAATTCAGCAACCCCACAACTGCTAACGCAAGTTCTTAAGGGTGTCGGCTTAAAAACGGCAACCGAAATCAAAGAACTTCAGCAGTCTATGCCTGGCGAACGGTTCACCAAACTTGATCAGCTTCGCGCTATTTCTCGGGTGGATTGGGATTCAGTTTTAGAAGGAGATCACGTCTACGTCGAATGATCTCGTAGAGGTCTTATAAATTAAGAATTAGAATTTAAATATGTAACAGGCTTCGATAGTGGCTCAGTTAAGCACGCAAGAGCTTCAACAGATACAAAGTTATCTTGCCGGTCAGGGTGTTGTCTTTCAGCCGGACACCACTGACGCCACTAAGCGAGAAGTTATTTATGCGGCAATTAATCAACTTACCCGCAATCCTGCGCAGGTATTTGGTTATCGGCTGGATGATTTTAACTTTAGCCGAGTTGCGTATCATCTCGGGTTCAACATTGCCACGGTTCCTGCTGGTGATTATGCCAGATTGATGGAGGCGTGTAACAGTATTCCAAGTGAATACTATTACGACAAGATCGTTCAGCAAATTGAACGTTGTGAAGAGGCTGAGCGGCTGACGGAATTGGCAACTGGCCGAGCAACTAGCCGGCAAGAAACAATCTTGGGCGACGTTAGCCGTTCGATCAACATTCAGGACAAGCGCGAAACTGCCCGGATTTGGCGTGAAAATTATCTTTATGAATGCGACCGCTTAGCTCATATGCTGTATGTGCCGAATTATCGGGACCCCGTGGCCGCAAGGTATCGGTTTGAACGGAGCGGCGGTGAGTTTATTCAGGCAATTCCTGGACCTCCGGATACGTCACGAGCTGATCGCTTATACTTCTACGCAAATTGGCGATAAAAGCTATAGTTAGATAAGGACTGCGCCCTAGGTTTGTGAACCCTAAATTATTAGAAATTCTAAAAGTCTTTGGTTCTGGTTTAGTAAAAAGCGGGATGCTCAAACCCGCCGGCGCAGTTTCTCGGGAAATTGGCGAAGCTGCAGCTAAAGCCGCGCCTAAAGTAGCTCCTCGTCAAGGTTCTTTATTACCTGCTCTGCAGAGCACACAACCCGGACGTTCAATTTACGGACCGAAAATTTCGCCCGCTGATGTTGATTATCGGGCAATGCTTCGTCCGAGTCCTCGCGCAGTAGATGTGCCCCAGGTTCCTGCTGCTCCAAGCCGGAATCAATTAAATCTGTTTGAGCCCGGGCCCGCTCCTGTTCCGGCTTTTAAAACAACTCCGATGCAGGGTCCTTTGAGTAAAACTGCCGAAGAGCTGTACGCAAACGACCCCGGAACATACCGAGCAATTAACGAGTTAGCTAAACGAGCCACTGCTTATTACGGCAAACCCGTTTCCGTGGACGATTTAGTCTCTCCGGGCGGGACGCGTTTCCTGAGAAACTTAGAGGAAAATCTTTCCGGCGCTAGTGCACTGGTACGTAGCCCGGGCGGCGGTATGCGGCCTCCTGCTGGCGCAGCCGCAATCCAGATGACCGAAAAAGGCGGTGCGGTCGTACCTTCTCCCGGCGGTTTACTGGATGAGTTCATTCAGCGAGGAGGCGCTCGCCGTGGTGTCGAAGAGGTTGTCGATGTTGATGTTCGCGAGCTCTCTAATGCCATGGGCGGTGTCCGTCAAGGCAATTTAGGGAAATTAGGTCTGGCCTTAGGTATCCCTGGTGGTTTGGCTGCTGCTTTTGCTGCCGGTCGTTTTACCGCTCCCACTGCATCTCCCGAGACTCCTCTGGAAACCCCGATGGGGCCCACGACCGAGAGTGCAGACGCAGGCGGTCTCGTTAATGATCCTCAGGCTGCTCAGAATCGACAAGCAAACACTGCTCAGCAGATTGCCGAGAGCATGACTCCTGCTGCTCGGGCTAACATTCCCGCCCCAACTTATCGGGGTGCTGAGGGGCAAACCGTAATCACCACCCGTGGTGAGGACGAAGCTCTTCGTGCGGCCAAACAACAATACACAAAACCTCAAGGTCAGCTTCGCGAGTATTACGCTCAACGCGAACGTTACGCATCGTTCCCCGCTAATAAAGCGGAGATTGTGTCTGAATTAACCAAGCGCGGCGTTTTAGACAGCCCTCAGCTTGTTGCTTGGGCCAGCGCTAATCCTGAGCTTGCTTATGAGCTACTGCGCAAAGCTACGGGGTCGAACACTCTTCCTAGTCAACAAATGCCTCAGGAAGCTCAGAAAGTTATTACTGCACCTGCAGGTTCTAACAACGCCAACAATATCATTGGCAACACTTCTGCAGCTGCCCAAGCCGCCGTGGACGGAACCCAAGGTGCTTCTGACTTACGGTCGTTCACTACGCCGCAAATTTCTGATGAGGTTCGCGGTTTAGATCCCGCGTTGATTTATGCCCTGCAGGGCCGAAACCTGATCTGATCCCTCATTTCCCAGTAAACTTAAAGAAGCAGGAACCGATCATGGATTACTCGTTTGGTGGTTACACCACTCCTGTAGATCAACCGACTGTTGGTGATTTTGGTGGCTTCGCTAAAAGCACGGCCCCTAGTCCCACTAAACCGGGATTTGATTGGCTTGCGGCTAGCGCCGGTCTTCAAGACTTGCTGGGAGGCGTTGGTGATTTAGTCCGTGGATACTACGGCGAAGCTCCTCGTATGGCCGGTTCGAGACTGCAAGACTATCTTCAGACTCAACGTCAGGAAAGCTATTTAGCGGATTTGTTGAAATCTATTGTCGGCAAATCTTCTAAAGAAGCTGACTCTTTCAACCCCCTCAAAGGGCTGCTCCTCTGATATTACAGAGCACATACAATGGCCTCAACAAGCACCAACAAGCAGCCTTGCTTAATTGACCGCCCGTTTCTTCGCGGCGCTCGAATCACTAACGCCACAGGGACCTGCGATCCCACCAACCCTAATCTAACTGATCTTATTCAGTTAGTCCGCGTGGGCGATCTTCCTTCTGAAGACGCTGCTCTCGTTGAGGACATCACGATTGTTAGTAACGAAGATTACCCTGATAAGAGCGGTATTCGAACCGCTGATATTGGGCTTTACGTTTACGCTCCTAACCAGGCCGCACCTTCTACGTCGGCGGCTCTTATGGTGGGTCGTTTCGAAGTTGGTTTAAGCGGTAGCACCTTTGGTTATCCTCTTCCCGTTCAGTTATTTGCTGTTAACGCTCCTGTTCCTAAAACTGGAGATACAGCGTTAATTGCACCTATTCAGATTGGTAAGGGCGAAGGACTTTATCTTGAAAAAGGTTACATTCTTTGTGCCGGTTATCTCGGTAACGGTCCTACTTCTGTCTCTGGCGGCCTTAGTTCTTCCGGTATCACGATCTGGGCCCAAGGCGGCTTCTACTGATGCGTGGCGAGAAAAAGAGGATCTGATAATTTTGGCTTTCGAGATTTTAAAGCCAATAACCCTGTAAATCAGCCTCGGACAGTTCGCGGTTCTGATAACGCAGGCGAGCTTCTACGTCCGTTACCTTTTAAAAGACGTTTTCGTCCTGCCCCGGGGACTAAAGACTTTAGTCTTCTAAGCGATTACGATTACGCGTCTCTTTGGGTTCGTTGGCGCCGTGGATATGAACTTGCGATGTACTCGCAGCAAGCGTACGACGGTCTGACCTATAGCTTTAAATATTTTGTGTCGGGCACTCCCGGGGTAGGAACTTTTCTGCCCGGTATTGCTTTCATGTACCCCACAACGCGCTCGGATATGCGTATGTGGATGGTAGGTATTCGCCCTCGGGACTCTTTTAACTTCCTGAATTTTGGTTACTCTGTCGTTTCGGTTACTGATTACGACGCAAATACTTATGCGGTGCGGTTGAGTTCTAACTTTGGTGCTCCAATTTCATTCTTTACCGGTGAAGTTTTATCGAACAGATACAACGCAGATGGCACGGAGAAATCTTATGGATACAACAACTACACAGTGACTGCTGTCGGTATCAACGGTATACCAACAGCGCCCGGTTATTTGCCGATTTATAACACGCTGTTTTTATCGCACACCGACGCAAACAGTTGGGCTGTGGTTAATGCCACAACCATGGCTATTCCTGCAACCGGTCCCCCGGCGGTTGGAGAGTATCTTGCCACTGAAATGCGGTCACAGTGCACATGTCCGGATTTCTTAGCTCGGGAGGGCTTCAATCTTTATCAGGCTTCCTTGCGGCGTAAATATCCATATACCCGCGTTCAAAACCTAGACCCCGGTTTTTACGATGCTGGGCCTAACGCTACAGTTCGTCGGGTTCCGTCTAGCGATGATCCTGGTTTTGCTCGGACGTTTGGTTTTATATATTTAAATGAGATCTATAACATACCAGAGTACACAGAAGGTGTGTATTCAGATCCAAACGTTTTTTATTACCAGCCGCGTTGGTGTAAACATATTTATGCAGCTATGTGGGACCTACAGTTGCGGTTCGGGCAAACTACAACCACTTCAATGTGGTTAGCTCAACCAAACGATGAGCCTATGAACGAATACTACCGTGAAAAATTTGAGATTGATTTAGCTAAACAAACAGATTTTTTCCGTCGTGAACGGAACCTCGTGTGGTGGCAAAGGTATAGCCCAGCTAAAAACGATATGCCCACTCACATGATGTACCCAGATATGTACAACATGATGGGTAAGACTTTAAATTTTGGAAATATAAATTCTTTGACTCCGATGGAGGCTCAGAATTTTGAGATGTATACCATCGATGAATTCGATCCTTTTGCACCAATTAACTTTGATCAACTTCAGGTTTATGACGGAGGCACATACGCTAACGGTGTCTTGATCTCGCAGCCCGTTAACACTTTTGTCGGAGGGCAGTATGCTAACGGGGTCTTAATTCCCCCCGCCGGGTTCCCCTCTCTGATCAACGGCGGTACGTATTGATATGACTTCAACACCCGTTGTTCTCCTCTTAAAGCGTTCAGGTCAGGCTTCTGACCGCCCCAGCGGAACTGTTGTTCAGAATGGCGAGCTTGCGATCGCCGTGGGCGCAGCAGACCCCGGATTATATTTTGAAGATTCAGCGGGCGCTATTCGAAAAATTGGCCCGTCTCATTACGGAGCTACGGCCCCGAACTCGACCCCTGTTGGTTTGGCGGGGAACTCCACGGGGGAGTTATGGGCTGACAGTTCTACTTCTGCGTATTATTTAAAAGTTTGGACCGGTTCGGCTTGGCAGAAAGTTGGGGCGGCATTTGCAGACTCTGCTACGACAGCAAACTCTGCATCAGTTGCTGGCACTGCAAACACAGCAGTCCTGGCTTCCGGTGCCGTATTAGCGTCGGGTGCGTTGACCGCTAATACAGCAATTTTATCGTCGGGTGCAATACTGGCATCCGGTACTGTTAAAAGCGCAGATATTGGATTAAGCGGACTGCCAAGCCCAACTACCTATGGCTCAGGTGCTTTGTTTTATCAAATTCAAACATCTGGCGTTTATCCTGCCGGACTTTATATTCGCGTATCAAATGCCTGGACCGCTGTTTAATCACGCAGCGTGGCCTTTAAAAACCACGCGGCTTTGAACATCATCCCTACTAATTCGGCTAAATAGTTTTCGATGTCGGGAGCCTGCACTTCCTTGGCCGTTACACCGACATCTTTAGCCATAAAACCAGCAGCTTCGAGGTTTTTGACGTAAACCGTCAGCATCTCGCGAGCTTCGTAGGACTTTACATGCTTGAAATTTTTGTACGCCCCTTGCAGCCCTTTGGCGCACATAGGCATCAGATAATCCATTGAGCGGACGAACTCACTCAAAGCGTCGAACTGAGCGATGTGAGCGTCGTATTGCTCTTTAAGAAACTCGTGGATCGGAAGAAAAATAGGTCCTTCAACGTTGAGGTGAATTAAATGCGCTTGTAGATAAAGCTGATTGGTATAAGAAGCCAGGGCCACAAGCTGACTAATAAGTTCGTCAGCCGTGGCCGCAGGCTTCACATCCTGCTCTTCGATTACAACCATAGTTTCACCCGGCATGGGTGCTGAAGTTGCTTCAAAAGAGCCGGAGAAAGTCATATCAGAAAGTGCAGGCAGCAGCCGCCACTGGGGTTTCTTCTGCTTCCACTTTAGCGGTAGAGGAACTCTGCAGATACTCTTCGAGTGCGGTTTTGTTCACTCGATACAGAGATTTTGCACCGTTCGGTTGCAGATTAACGTACACAGATTTGGGCCACCCGCCAGGCTGATTGGCTTCAGACAGCGCGATGCGCTTACGCACAAAGCCGGAGCTGCAGTTAAGAAGTTCAGCGGTTTCAGCGATGGTAAGAAGTGCTTTACCGTCCGACATTGTATATGCGGAGAAAATGTGACGGTTGTATGTTAGCTCTGTTTCTTCTGTGCGCGATCAGTCTTATCCGATTAAAGGTGTTCTTTATTTTTCGGTCGGCTAATATTGAAATGCAGCATTTAGTTTTATGGCAATCCGTATCGCAGGAGAAGTCTTTAAGGGATATAACCAACCAAAACGTGATGTTCAGAGCGGTAAGGAATACTCCGTGGCAGCTAAAGAAGGTGATACGGTTCGTTTAGTGCGTTTTGGAGATCCCAATATGGAAAATCGTAGCGATGATCCTAAAAGGCGCGCTGCATTTAGGTCTAGGCATAGTTGTGACGAAAAAAAGAGTAAGTTAACTCCAGGCTACTGGAGCTGCAAAAACTGGTGATACAGAACGATTAAGACATTCTGTGCTATAACTTTAAGAGCTTTTTTGTGAGTAGAGCTAGACTTTAATTAGTCGGCTCACCGCGATGGCTTCCCGTAAGTCAAATGAGTCTCAAAGCCTTGATTGCGGGCTCACACTCGAAGATGAATTTGTTCTGACTCGTATACGCACTACAGCGCACTCACTAAAGGACAAAGACCGCGATCAGTTTTTGTGGGCCACAGTATTTAAATTAATTTGTCGCGAGCGAGCTTATAAAACAGTTATGAGTGAAGTTGGTATTGCCATGGATACCAACATGAGTTTGTTTGATGATGAGCTTGACGCAGAAGAATAATTTCTTCTTTAGCTAGGATCCTTTAAACTAAGGTATTGGAAGTCTAGTTCCAGTAATACCTGATGAATGAGCGGCAATTACTGGAACAGTTTCGTCAGACTCCCGAGGGTCAGCGGTTACTTCAGGCAATTCGCTTTGCTGAGGGTACTGCAGGCCCTAAAGGATACCAAACTATGTTTGGTGGTAGCACCTTTAGTGATCTGAGCAAACACCCTGATACTGTTGTTTCCAGCGGTGGTTATAAGAGCGCAGCTGCAGGGGCGTATCAATTTATGCCCGGAACATGGAGTTCTTATGCGTCTCGTTTAGGACTCGGTTCATTCGGACCTAAAGAGCAAGATCTTGCCGCTCTAGCTTTGGCTCGGGACAAGCTGATGAAGATTGGCGGTCTTGCTGCATTAAAAGAAGAAGGTTTAAGTCCTCGTGTAGCTGCAGCACTCTCACCCGCGTGGGCATCCTTCCCAACAGAATCCGGTAAAAGTTATTACGGTCAACCTGTCAAATCTCTGAGCTCAATCCAAGAAGTATATGGGCGTGTACCTTCTCCTGTTTTAGATACCGAAGTTTCGTCGCAAGCTGCTACTGTTAGCCCCGTATCAATACCTCGTTTTGATTTCAAAGGAGCCCTTAAAAATATTGTTAGCGAGTTTGCGACAAAAACTGCTCAACCTGCTCCCACAGATGATCAAGCAAATAAATATTTAGAGTTAGCAAATGCCTTAGATGAGCAAGGTGCTACTGATTTAGCCGAAGAATACCGAGCCAAAGCTTTGTCAGCGTCTCTGGAACCTACAACTCCCGCAATGGACCCTACAGCCTTAGCGACACAAATTCTGCAAGCCAAAATAGGTGAGAAGGTTTACAACCAAAAAGCTCAAGCTTTAGAAGAGCAAATCAACAAATCGATTGGTGCGCAGCCTGCGTCCACAGGAGCGCTGACCCCTTCTGCGGGCACGGCAATCCCAGGTGTTCAGATCACTTCTGCTGTTGATACTTCTGGTGAACCGGGGTTTGATTTTGTG